ACAAAGATATAATTTAAAAGATATAAAACCTAATCAATCAAATAATAATCAAGAACTTATAGATCAACTTGAGATTGATATAAAACTTAATGGATTACTATGTCCATTAGTTGTTAATAATGGTGTACTAATTGATGGTCATCATCGATACGAAGCTATAAAAGATTTTTGTACAGAAACACTTGTATATGTGGTAAAGGATAATGATATGGAAAAATTATTATCTAAACTAAATAGTTATATTTGGTTTGATTACCAAGGTAAACTTGATGGAGACAGTTAGAATATTAGGTTCTTTAATAGGTATTTCAAAATTAAATAACTTTGAAAAAATTAACAAAGAATTAATACCTGTTATTGAAAAAGATATTTGTCCTCCTGAGTATAGAAATAAATACTACAAATCACATCAAAATGGATTTGCTTTTACTTCTGATAAAGCAGGACAATTAGATTCTTTCGAATCATTATACGGTGATCAATTACAATTAAATAAAAAATTTAATAACTTTTTTAATGAACTTAAAATAAATCTAAATACATTTTTACAAAACTTAAAATACAAAGATGTTAATTATTTTATAACAAAATCTTGGGTAGCTTACACAGATAAAGGTGATCATATATCGGCTCACGATCATGGAGCTAGTCATTTTAGTTTTGTTTATTATGTATTAAAAAATAAAAATCATTCTTCACTTACATTTTATGAACCAGCTCAAAGATTCTATATGCCAGAAGCAACAGAATGGAATGATCAAAACCACCAAAGTCTATCTATTAATAATGAGCCTGGTCAGTTAATTATATTTCCTAGTTCACTTAAACACGGGACTCAAAAGACAGAAGAAAAATCTCCCCGTATATCAATAAGTGGTGATATCATCATGACTTCTGAAATGAACAAAATAAGTGAGATTTTAATACCTCACCCTGACACTTGGATGAAGCTATAAAATGATGTAAAATACACTTATGCCATTAACAAACGTAAGAATTGCTCCTGGATTTAACAAAGCTGATACTCCATCGGGAGCTGAGGGACAATGGATAGATGGCGATTTTGTAAGATTTAGATACGGCCAACCAGAAAAAATAGGTGGTTTTACAGCTATAGGTCAAGAAACTATATCTGGACCAACACGTGCTCAACATACTTGGACAGATTTAGAAGGAAATAGATATGCAGCATTAGGTACCTCAAAAGCTTTGTATATTTATTATGAAGATAAATTTTATGATGTAACTCCATTAGCAACAGCTTTAACAGGAGCAACTTTTACATCTACACAAAACCAAAATATTGTAACTGTTAATAAAACAAGTCATGCTTTAGACGTTGGAGAATATATAACATTTACTTCTGTAACTTTACCTGGCGGTGGGGCTACAGGGTTTACTGTAGCAAATTTTCAAAATTTTACTTTTGAAGTTTTAACTGCACCAAATGCAAACACTTTTACAATTCAAATGAAATCGAATGAGACAGGTACGGGTATGAGTAGTGCAGGAAGTGCTTCTATAAACCCTTATGAAGAAGTAGGACCTACTATACAAACATATGGTTATGGTTGGGGTACAAGCACATGGGGTAGAGGAACTTGGGGATCTGCTACAACTAGTTCTTCAGTAATATTAGATCCGGGTACATGGTCATTAGATAATTTTGGACAACAATTAATAGCAACAGTTAAAGACGGTAAAACATTTGTTTGGAATCCAGGTGTTTCAAATCCACTAGAACAAAGAGCAGTAGTTATGTCTGGTGCACCAACTTCAACAAGACTTACTATTACTTCAGATAGAGATAGACATGTAGTCCATTTTGGAACTGAAACAACTATTGGAGATTCAACAACTCAAGATCCAATGTTTATAAGATTTAGTGATCAAGAAAATTTTAGCGTTTATCAACCTACATCTGTAAATACTGCGGGAACATTTAGACTGGATACAGGTAATAAAATTGTAGCTGCTGTATCGGGTAAGGATTATAATTTAATTTTGACTGACCAAGCAGCATATACAATGCAGTTTGTAGGACCACCATTTACTTTTTCGATAAGACAAGTTGGTTCTAACTGTGGATGTATCGGTCAACACGCAACTGTATATGCGGATGGTAAAGTATTTTGGATGGGTGCAGGTGGAGGTTTTTTTGTATTCGATGGTACTGTTAAATTACTACCATCACTTGTTGAAGACTTTGTATTCACGACTACCGGATCAAATGGTGGAATAAATTATTCTTCAAATGAAATTATTTATGGCTCACACAATTCTTTATTTAATGAAATAATTTGGTTTTATCCATCAGGTACACCATCAGGTAATCCAGCAGTACAAAACAATAGAGCTGTAGTATATAATTATGTAGAAAATACTTGGTCTACTATGACACTTGCTAGAAGTTCATATGCAGATGCCAGTACTTATGATGTACCCTATGCAACAGAATATACAGCTACTGCAACTCCAACAATATCTAATTTAAGTGGAGCAACAAATACTTTTGGATCTTCCTTATACTTTGGACATGAAATTGGTACAAATATAATTGCGTTAAATGGTGCTGAAACAGCAATACCTGCATTTATACAATCGGGAGACTTTGACTTACCTACAGACGGAGATGGAGAAAATATGCTAAGAGTAAGTAGATTTTTACCAGATTTTAAAAATTTACAAGGTAATGCAATAGTTACAATATTATTAAAAAACTTTCCTGTCGATGCTGGAAGTTCTTCTCAATTAGGGCCTTTTACTATAAACTCTACTACAGAAAAAATAGACACACGAGCTAGAGGAAGACTTGCAAATATAAAAATAGAAAATACAACTGTAAATGAAACTTGGAGATTTGGTACATTTAGAGCAGATGTAAATCCAGATGGAAGAAGATAATGGCTAAAATAAATGTTTACATTCCTGAACCACCCGCAGAATATACAACCGAAGGCTTTCGACAAATTAACCAAGCACTTGCAACAGTTGAAAATCAATTAAATACTTCTTTCCAAGAAGATTTAAAACAAGAAGTAGAAAGGTTCACTTGGTTTTATGGCTAATATTTATAAAAAAGTAAACACAGATTTAATAACTAACACTGAACAAAGTGTTTATACAGCAGCAAGTAATACTAGAGCCTTAATAAAGTCTATTAATGTCTATAATGAAGGCGCTGGAGATGCGCTTGTTACAATTAAAATTACTTCAGGATCTACTTATTTCTACAGTAAAAAAACTATTGCAGCAAATGCTAATCATGAATTCATCACAACCATACTAATCTTAGAAGAGAATGATGTATTAAAAATGCTATCAGATATTACTGGACCAGACGTTACAATTAGTTTATTAGAAATAAATAGAGACGATCAAAATGGCTAGAAAATTTAAATCTTTTGAGACAAGAGATAAACCTAAAAAAAGACCTAGAAAACACTCTAAAAATCCAAATAAGAAAAAAAAGTTGCAACACAATAAAAAATATCATAGACAAGGACGTAGGCAAAAATGAGTGATATAATTAAAATACCAGCTGAAGCAAAAGAAATTATTAAACACAAAAGAACTGGTAAGGTATATGCTAGTAAAGTTGATTTTGATAATGATGTTTCTGATCCCAATACTGACACTGTTGTGGATGACTTTAGACAAGACCTCGAAATAAAAGTAACTAAAGTAACCATGGGCGCTGCTACTAAAGAATAATGAAACCTAGAGGAGCTACAGAGCTACAAATGGAAATGCTTGAAAAGCATGTTTCAAAAGAATTACTAAATCAAGTACAAATATGTACATCTATACCAGGTAAAGTTCCAATAGACCCTAATAAATTAAATATTCTTTGGCAAAAAAATTCTTGGGATCAACCTAACCTTCAAGAATTCTTTACAAATAAAGAAAGACACTCTGAATATGATTGGTACGTATTTAATAGTCATTGGAATTATGAAAAATTTAGAATGGTGTTTGATATACCTACAGAAAGATCAGTTGTTATTAAAAATGGTATAGAAAATTTCCCTATTAGAAAAATATACAAAAGAGGTACCCCTATTAAATTAATACATCATTGTACTCCTTGGAGAGGTTTGAATGTATTATTAAGAGCTATGCAAGATGT